CAGCAGTTGATTAGCGAGGGCATCGTGCTCAAGCCGAAGCGTGTGGGTGGCCGTCGTGTCTTCGACCGTGCCGACCTGCTCCAGTCGTTGAAGGCGTGGGCCCGCTGATGGTGGTGATGCAGGTGTGGTTGACCACCAAGGAAGCGGCGGAGTATTTGGGCGTGAGCGACAAGCAGTTGCGCAGGTGGAGGCAGGCCAAGGGCGCGGGCCCTGTGTTCGTCCGCTATTCCGCCCGCACCGTCCGCTATCCGCTGGCAGGGCTGGAAAGGTTCAGGCGTGAGCATGCCGCGCGTTGACCATCGACTCAGGGTGCCGCCAGCCATCAGCGCGGAGGTGGTGGCGAGGTACGGCAACGACTGTTGGCTGGCCATGCCGGGATGCACCAAGGTCGGGGACACGTCCGACCACATCGTGCCCCACGTGTTCGGCGGGCCCACCATCGTCAAGAACCTGCGCCGCGCGTGCAGGCACTGCAACGGATTGAGGCGTGAGCGGATACTGTCGGGTTGGCCCAGCGTGATCCACGCGGTGATAGGCCCGCCGTGCGCTGGCAAGACCACGTGGGTGATGGAGCACATGAAGCCGGACGACATCATCGTGGACTACGACCAGATAGCCAAGGCGCTCATGCCCGGCATGGACGCAGGCCAGCCAGTGCCCGACGCGGTGAGGGAACTCACGGCCGGCGCGTGGCAGGGAGCCTACCGCAACGCGGTGACGCTGGCCAAGCCCGGTGGCCTGGGGCTGGTCAAGGTGCTGCCCGGCACCCAGCGCAGTCCCCGCCTGTTGGACGAGTGGCTGGCCTTGGACTACGACATCCATGTGTGTGATCCGGGCAAGGCCACGGTGACTCACAGGCTGGAGGAGATGAAGGCGGGAAGGCGTGAGCTCGCGGCGTTGCGCCAGTGGTATCGCAGCGGCATCACCCAGGCTGGCATAGACTCAAGGCAGAAGGCCAGAAGGGCAAGGCTCACGGCCTTGGGACTGCGAGACGACGAACCATCAACGCCATTGCCGCAGTCTTCGCCGCTGAATCTGCCGAGGCCGCGATGGTAGGCCACGTTTTTTAAGCCGGAAGCCACCACCGATACCCCGCGCCCACCATTTTCTTATCCCCACAAACCAAATAAAAAAGCCCGAAAACAGGGACGGCACCCACGTTTTCGGACTGATTCGTTAGCCAATTAGGGAATCTACAACAAATTTGGTTTGGAGGCAAAATCATGGGTGAGTTCCATGGACTTGACGGCATGGAGGACGCCGGAATCATCAAGGGCCCGCAGGAAAAAGCGACCGAGAAGTTCATCAGCCGGTTCAGGGAGGGCAAGGCCGACAACGCTATGGCCGACTTCCTCTATTCCAGCATGCTGAGCATCGCCAGGAACATCGACGCGCAGAACAATCGCGGCCGTGAAATCAGCCGCAACATGACCTCGCTGCTCGACTACATCCAGCAGCTCGAAAGCCTCTACCCCGCCGAAGCCCACAGCGACGGCAAGCTGGAGGAACTCATGGCGGCGATGGCGAAATGAGCACCAGACCAACCCCCAGCCTCAAACCACGCTACGCGACCCCGCGCAATCCCGCCCGACCGAGCGACGGAGGCAAGGAAGCCCGGATAGCCGAGGCGTTGGGGACCCCGTTCCTGCCATGGCAGCGCATGGTGTCCGACGTGTTCGGTGAAATCGACCCCGACACCGGCACCTACTACTACGACACCCTCGTGCTCACCGTGCAACGGCAGGCGGGAAAGACCACGCGCGAACGCGCCACCGAGACCCGCAACGCCTTGTGGGGGCCGAACCGGCGCGTCTGGTATCTGGCCCAGACCGGCAAGGACGCCTCGCAGCAGTTCCGCGAATACATCACCGGCTTCGACAAATCGCCGTTGGCTCCGCTGGCCGCTTCCAAGCGCATGAGCAACGGCAGCATGTGCCTCACGTTGAAGAACGGCAGCACGATACAGCCGGGCGGCACCACCGACAGCGGTGGCCACGGCTTCCAGGGCGACTCCCTGACCTTGGACGAGTGCTGGGCGTTGCCCGCAGACAAGGCCAAAGCGATCCTAGACGGCTTCCTCCCAACCACCACCACAAGGTTGAAGCTCACCGGCGTGCGGCCACGGCTCACGTTCTGCTCTACCGAAGGCACGGCCGAGTCCACGTTTTTCAACCCGAAGCTGGACGAACTGCGCGCCATGATGGACGCGGGCGAACCCATGGGCCGCACCTGTTTCTTCGACTTCGGCATCCCCTTCGGCTCCGACCCGGAGGACTTGGACAACATCTGGGCGCATCATCCCGGAGCCGGCCACCTCTTCGACTACGACCAACTGGCCGACTTCCGCCGCCAGTTCAGCCAGGACGCGGCGGGCTGGGCCCGAGCCTTCGGAAACATCCGGGACTCCGGCATCATCGATCGCGCCATAGATCCGCAACTGTGGCAGGACACCACCGCGCAGGCGATGGACCCGGCAGACGCCACCGGCCGCCTGTGCTTCGGCGTGGCCGTGGCCATGGGCGGCGTCGGCACCGCCATAGTCGCGTGCATCGAAACCGGCACCGTGCCGCTCTTGCAGGTCGTGGACGTGCTGCCCGGCACCGGAACCGCGCCCGAACGCCTGCGCGAATTGCAGGAACGCTACCACGCGCCCATCTGCATCGACCTGCGCGGACCCTCCGCCGCATTGGCCGACCGGCTCCGTCTGAGCTTGGACGAGTGGGGCATCCCACGCTACGAGCTCGTGGACATGAAGGCGGCGGACGCGGTGACCGCTCCGCAAGCGTTCATGAGCGCGTTGGACCAGCACGCCGTCAACCACGCGCCGGACTCCGACCTCGACCACGACGCGGGACTGGCGGGCAAGCGCATGAGCGGCGACGCATGGCTCTGGAACCGCGCGGCCGGCGTGAACGCCCCGACCATCGAGGCCGCGACCCTCGCGTTCTGGGGTCTCACCCACATGCCCGACGACACCCCGCCCGCCGTGTACTGATGGCCGCCAATGTCCGATATGGCCGCTCTGGGCCGATTTTTTTTGGCACGTCGAAACCACGGGCGGCATCATGTCCGGCATGAGCATACGAGAGATGGTGGCGAACATGTGGGGCGCGGTGAAGCGCAGCGCCAGCCGCGTGTCAAGCGTGGCGACCGCGCCGTTCCGCAGGCCAGTGGGACGCGACCCGCTGAACATGTCGGTCGTGTTCCGTGGCGTGCAGATTCTGCAAACCGCCGTTAGCGGTCTGCCCGTGCGCCAGTTGCGCCGGGGAATGGCCGTGGAGCCCACGCGGATCGTGGAACGGCCCGACCCCGACACATGGCGCGCCGACTTCATCAGCGAAACCGTCATGGGCCTCGCGCTGAACGGCAACGCCTTCTGGCTGAGACTCAAGGGCGTGGACGGCTCCACCATCGGACTGCGCAACCTCCCGCCCGCGCTGGTGAGCGTGAGCGACGCGCGCGGCGACATCGCCAACCCAGACAAGCGCTACGGATACATGGGCCGCGAATACACGGCCGCCGACATCATCCATCTCAGATTCTTAAAGGTTCCGGGCCGTCTTCGCGGCATGGGCCCCATCGAGGCGGCACGCGAGGAAATCGAGGGAGCCATCGACGCGCGCGACTACAAGTCCCGCTACTTTTCCGAGGGCACGCACCCGACCGGCATCATCAGCACCCCCAAGCCATTGAGCGACGAGGTGGCCGAGAAGGTCAAGGAAGGGTTCAAACGCAACGTAGACGACGTGAAGGTGCTCACCGGAGACCTGAAATACACCCAGCTCGCATTGAGCCCGAAGGACATGCAGTTCTTGGAGACGCAGCAGTTCGACACCACGCAGATAGCCCGACTCTTGGGCATCCCCGCGTCGCTCATGCTCGCCGCCGTGGAGGGCTCGAACCTCACCTACTCGAACATCGAGCAGGAATGGATACAGTTCGCCGACTTCACTTTGGAGGCCTACGCGCAGCCCATCGAACTCGCGTTGGGCGAGGTGCTGCCACGCGGCACCACCGTGGAGCTCGACTGGGACAGCATGCGCCGGTCGGACACCAAGACCAAGGCCGAAACCTACCAGATCCTCATAGCGTGCGGCGTGCTCACCGTTGACGAGGCACGCGGCATGGAGGGACGCCCGCCGCTTCCGGCATCACAGACCCCGGCACCATCGACCGACTTGGAGGCACAGGAATGACACAGCACAGGGAAATCGCCTACCGGGGGCTCCGCCTCCGCAAGGCCACGGAAGGCGACGGACGCACCATCGAGGGCGTGGCCGTGCCCTTCGGAGACATCTACAACGACCCGTGGGAGGGCGCGGAGACGTTCGACCGTGACACCGTTTTCGACAACTCCGACACCGCCAAGCTCTGCTACCAGCACAACGAGCTGATCGGGGCCATCACCTCGGCAGAGAACCGCGACGACGGCCTCCACATCACCGCCAGAATCGCCGACACTCAACTGGGCCGCGACGCCGTAGCCCTGATGGACGAAGGCGCTTTGGACTCCCTCAGCGTCGGCTTCGTCCCCTTGGAGGACGAACGCGACGAGAACAACGTGACCCACCGCCGCCGCGTCCGACTCATGGAGGTGAGCCTCGTGAGCTGGCCCGCCTACCAGAACGCCAAGGTCGAAAGCCACCGCAACCTCGACACCACCAACACCAACCGGGAAAGGAACCACATGGAAAACGAAACCCTCGAAAAAGTGCGCGCGGAACAGGCCGAACAGGCCGACACCCTGCGCAGCATCCAGGCAAGCCTCGCCACCATGACCAACCGTGGCAGCTCGAACCCCGCCGCCACCTACCGTTCCTACGGCCACCTGCTCAAGCAGCTCGCCAAGGGCGACGAACAGGCCCGCAACGACTACGAGCAGATCAGCAAGCGCGACTACACGGGCGGCGTCCTCGCCGACACCAACCCGCAGCCGGTATGGATCAGCAACACCCTGCGCATCCTCGAACAGCGCCGACGCATCACCAACCTCGTGAGCCACGCCGCCCTCCCGTCCGAAGGCGAGACGCTGAGCTACCCCATCGTCACCGAGGACACCACGCAGGTCGGCACCCAGGCCAAGGAAGGCGACTACCTGCCCTACGGCGAAATCAAGATCGGAGCACGCACCGCGACCATCGAAACCTACGGCGGCTACACGTCCCTCTCTCGACAGGCCATCGAACGCGCCAGCATCCCCTACCTCGACAAGACGCTGGAGGCGCTGGTCAAGGCCTACGCCAAGAACACCGAGGCAGCCACCCGCATCGCCCTCTACGGGGCCATCGGCGACGTGGACGACTCCAACAAGATCGACGCGGGCAAGACGCTGGCGGCCATGACCCCCAACGACTGGCTGGACATCATCATCGACGCACGCCTTGAAGTGGAGGACCGAAACACCTCGCTCGACTTCCTCGGCGTGTCCGGCGACGTGTTCAAGGCCATCGCCCACCTGAGCGACGACGGCGACCGGTTCATGGACATCAGCGGCGGCGGCATCGACCGCCTCGGCACCATCGACACCACCGACATCACCGGCTCGCTGCTGCGCGTGCCCGTGGTGCTCATGCCCGGAGCCGACACGGGCACCGCCGCGTTCCTCGACAAGAGCGCCGTCACCGTGTGGGAGAACGGCAACAGCCCGTTCCAGCTCCAGGACGACAACGTGCTCAACCTCACCAAGGACTTCAGCGTGTACGGCTACGCCGCCTTCGGCGTGACCCTGCCCGAAGGCATCCTGCCCATCAAGTTCGCCGCCGCATCCGACTGACCGAAAGGAACACAACCATGGCATCATGGAACACCCCATTGCCCAACATCCCCGAAACCGACTACGGCCCCGCGTTCGAGCCGACGATCATCGCGGCCATCAAGGAACTGCGCGCCGCCATCGACGGCCAGACCACGCCGGCCGCCCCGACCGTTGACGCGCTCGGCGGAGCCACCGACATCGGCAAGAACATCCTGAAGGCACGCGACGCGGCTGCCGTGCGCACGCTGCTGAACGTCGCGGAGAAACCGGCCGCCTGATGGCAGACGACCCGCTACTGGACGAACTCGCAAGGCAGGCCGGAACGCTCGACACCGACGACCGGCCCGCCCTCGCCGCAAGACTCAGCGCGGCCCGCGCCTACCTCAGCCCGCACGTGGACGGCCACGGCATCCCGAAGGACGTGGTGGACGACTGCACGCTGTCGGTGGCCTTGGACCTCTGGCAGGCCAAGGACGCAAGAAACGGCATCGTCGGCATCACGGACGGCGTGGAACCGTTCCGCATCCCCACCGACCCACTCAGGACCGCATGGCCCAAACTCAGGGCGGCGGGCATCCCCGCAGGACTGGGCATCGCATGAGCCGCACCGAAGAACTCGCCGAACAGCTCGCCGAACGGATCACGGACGCAGGCCACGGCCTCATCCTCCAGGTCACCACCGACCCGACGCTGGTCAAACCATCGCCCGGCAAGGTCAGCGTGGTCATCATGCCGCCCGACCTCGCATGGAACGGCTGGGACGCTCTGGAGCCAGACGTGACGTTCAAACTGCTGGCCGTCGCAGGCACGCCGAACACCAACGCGCGCGGCTACGACCTGATCCACCAGGCCATGGACATCCTGCACCTCGCCGACGTGAACATGGCCACGGCCACGCCGGTCGGCTTCGACCTCGCGGGAGCCGGAACGCTCGCCGCCTACGAAATCACACTCAACCCCATGTAATCGAAAGGAACACAACCATGGCAGCGGTACGAACATTGGGACCCGGACGCCTCACCATCACCGACACCGGGGACGGCCGCGACTTCAGCGCCAACGTCACCAAGGTGCAACTGGTCGCGTCGAACAACACAGACGACCCCATCAACTTCCTCGACGGCTCGCAGGACACCAGCACCAGCACCGACTGGACGCTGGAGGGCACCATCGTGGACGACTTCGACACCGACAACCTCAGCGCGTGGTGCTTCGACCATTCCGGCGAGACCATGCTGTTCGAGTGGGTGCCGAACAACAAGGGCAAGATCAAGTGGACCGGCAAGGTCAACGTGAGCGCCGTGAGCATCGGCGGCGACGTGAAAAACAAGAACACGAACGACTTCAGCTTCCCCGCCACCGAAATCGCCCACGCGGCGCTGTCCACGCCCGCATCCGGCGGCGGCAACTGATGGCCGACAAAGCGGCCTACGTCGTCGGACAGAAACGCTTCGTGTCCACCATGCGCAAGGCAGGCGCGGACATGAAGGAATTGAAGGAAGTCAACAGGCAGGCCGCGAACATCGCATTGCCGGCCGTCCGCTCGCTCGCGCCACGCGGCAAGACCGGACGGCTGGCCTCTTCCGTCCGCGCGGGAGCCACGCAGAAGGCCGGCGTCATCCGCGCCGGACGCAAAAGCGTGCCCTACGCGGGCGTCATCAACTACGGCTGGCCCGCCAGACGCATCAAACCCCGCCTGTTCGTCAACAACGGCGTGGCCTCCACCGAGGGCGCATGGCAGCGCCTCTACAAGCAATTCATCGACAGGACCATGAGCCAGGTCAAGGGAGCATAACCATGCAGAAATTCACAGTCACCTACACGGACGGCCACACCGAGGAGATCCGCCCGACCATGCGCGCGCTCTGCCAGGCGGAGGAATACGCGCAGGCCCACAAATGGGCGGACGGCAACGCCAGCATCATCCGCAAAAGCAACTACATCGTCTTCGCCGCCACGCGATTCTGCGGCCGGACCACGCTCGACTTCGACGCATGGCTGGACACCGTGGCCGACATCAGCAACGCGCAGGAAGCCGAGGACCCCGCAAACCCTACGGCCTGAGCCCGTGGCCCGACGACTCGCTGGGCCGTCTCTCGTGCCTGCTGGCCCGCTACTTCGGCGGCACCCCGTGGGAATGGAGACGGAAGGCCACCGAGGCGGACTGGGCCACGGCTCTGGAGATCCTGCAAACCGAAGCCGAGCAAATGAGGGAGGCGACCCATGGCGCATAGCGCGATCATGTCGGTGAGAATCACCGGCAACAGCGACGACGCGGTGAAGGCGTTCCAGAAGGCCACCAGCAAGGCCGCCGCGTTCGGCTCGTTCATGGGCGGCGCGGCGCTGAAAGGCGTGACCGCCCTGTGGAACAAGCTCAGCGGCTTGGGCTCCGCCGTCATGGACATGAGCGACAGCACCGACAAGTTCGTGCAGACCATGAACTTCGCCGGCATCGACACGTCCAACGTGCAGAAGGCCTCGCAGGCGGCACGCGACTACGCCGACCGCACCGTGTACGACCTCGGCACCATCCAGAACACCACCGCCCAGCTCGCGGCCAACGGCATCGGCGACTACACCGGCCTGACCGAAGCGGCCGGCAACCTGAACGCCGTGGCCGGCGGCAACGCCGAAACGTTCAAAAGCGTCGCCATGGTCATGACGCAGACCGCCGGCGCGGGGAAATTGACGACCGAGAACTGGAACCAGCTGACAGACGCCATACCGGGCGCGGCCGGCAAGCTCCAGGAAGCCATGCTGAACGCGGGCGCGTACACGGGCAATTTCCGCGAGGCCATGGAAAAAGGCGAGATCACGGCCGACGAGTTCAACAAGGCCATCATGGACCTGGGCATGACCGACGTCGCCAAGGAAGCGGCCACGAGCACGCAGACCATGGAAGGCGCGCTGGGCAATCTTGAGGCCGCAGTAACCGGCGGATTGACGGACGCTTTCAATCTGTTCAAACCGGCCGTGACCAGCGCCATGACCGTGGCCGCCGACAAGATCAGCGCGTTCAGCGGCAAGGCGACGACCGGATTGCAGGGCGTGATAAAGCTCGTGCGTGACGGTGATTTCAGCAGCGAATTGCGCGAAGCGTTCAACATCGATGAAGACAGTCCCGTCGTTGATTTCCTGCTCACCATCCGCGACAACGCGGTGAGCGCGTTCGATACGGCGAAGCAGAAGGCCGGCGAGTTCGTGGCCGCATTCCAGAACACCGGCCCGATGCAGGCCGCTGCGGACATCTTCGGCGCGGTGTGGGAGGCGTGCAAGAACCTCGCCGGCGCGGCCGGTGACGTCATCGGCCAGTTCACGCCGTTGGCGGATTCTATGGGCGGCGCGTCCGGCGCCGGCCAGGCGTTGGGTGACGCATTCAACGGCGCTGCCGATATCGTCGGCATGGTTTCGGACAAGCTCACGGCGTTCAGCGACTGGGTATCCGAGCATGCGGAACCCGTCGCGTCCGCGCTTGTGGGCATCGCGGCGGGTTTCGCCGCGTTCAAGGTCGCTTCGGCCATCAGCGCCGTCGTGTCCGCGTTGCAGGGATTCAGCATGGCGACCACGGCCGCTTCTGTGGCGCAGTGGGCCATGAACGCGGCCATGAACGCGAACCCCATCGTCATCGTCATCACCGCGATAGCCGCGCTGGTGGCGGCTCTCGTCTACTTCTTCACGCAGACCGAGACCGGCCGTCAGATATGGGCGTCGTTCACATCATGGCTGGGATCGTGCGTGGGCAACATCGTGGGATTCTTCCAGGCGTTGCCGGGCAAGATTGGCGGCTTCTTCCAGTCGGCAGCGCAGTTCGCGACCGACAAGTGGGATGCAGTCGTGGCGTGGTTCAAGGGCATTCCGGGACGTATCACCGGCGCGATAGGCAATGTGGGGCACCTGCTGTACAACGCCGGCGCATCGATCATCAGCGGTTTCCTTGACGGTCTGAAAAGCATGTGGGATTCCGTGACGGGCTGGATTTCCGGCATCGGCGACTGGATAACCGAGCACAAGGGACCGCCGGAATACGACGCCGTGATGCTCGTCAATAACGGCCGTCTCATCATGCAGGGCTTCGCCAAGGGCTTGCGCAGCGGTTTCGACACCGACGTGCGGCGCACCATCTCACGGATCAACGGCCGTATGGGAGGGCTCAGCCTGGACGCCGGCATGAACGGCGGCACGGTGGGCGGAACCGTGGTGAACGTCACGTTCAACGCTCCGGTGGACCGTGAGGGCGTGGCGCGCGAGATCAGGAAGATTCTCGGCGATTACGACAGGAAGCGGGGCAACTAGTGCAGCAGTGTTTCATGTTCCTGGACTGGGGCGACGGCTGGAAGTCCGTCAACGACCATGCCGAGGACGTGGCCGCGTTGGCCGGCTTCAGCATCCAGTGGGGCACCGATGACCTCGCCGAACAGCCCGAACCGTCGGTGATGTCGTTCACCTTGCGGGATCGTACCGGGTGGCTCACCGGCCGCGCGCTCACATTGGCCGGGGCCCGCGTGCTCGTGCAGATCGCCGAACAGCCCACGTGGGGCATGCTCCGAGACGATATGGGCCCATGGTCGGCGCAGCATATGCGAGTGGAAGCGATGCACCAGGCTTACACGCCCGGCCTGCCTTCCAGCACGTCCAGCACGGCAATCACCCTGTTCGACGGACTGGTGCAGAACGGCGGCGACGCGCGACCGCATGGCGACGGATGGCTGCTGGAATTGAGCGCCAGCGGTCGCATGATCCTGTGGAAGAGATTGCAGAAGCAGGGGCCAACGTCATCCGACGCCAGGTATGCGGGACTGCATTGGGTCGCCGGCATGAGCGGCCGTGTGGAAGAGCTCAACCGGCGCGCCGCCGACGCCGACGCTCCCCGGGTCTCCGTATCCGGTTTGACCTCCACCGATTCCATGGCGGCCTATAAGACCGACGATTATCCGTCCCAACTGGATTTGCTGCATCGCACGTTCGCGCATGAGAGCATGTGGCCCATCTGGTACGAATACCCGGATCGTGCGGTGAGCCGTCTGGATTACATGCCGTTCGGCGTTCCCGTGACGCTCGGCGTCGATACCGTGGGACGGTTCACCGTGACCGACTGGACCGGAGAGACGCTGGACGGTTTGGACGCTGCCGAAATCATCATCGATGACGAACAGACGCTGACCATCCCGGAACCCGTCACGCAGTTCGTCATCCAGGGCAAGACCGCGAAGGCAAGCGACGGCGTGCTTGAGTTCGACCAGCACGACACCGAGCTATCCGACCTCGGCACGCTGCCGGCCAACCTGAAAACCACCCAGTCAAGCGTCACCGTTGAAGCCGACGTGGTTTCAGCGGACGAAAGCGGCGGAGTGTGGACCCGCGCAGGCGGCACCGTATGGACGCCTGGCGACGATGAACGCGCGGCGTTCTCCCGTCTGCTCGTCACGGTTGACCGGCGATTGCGGCCGGAGACCATCGTGTTCGACAGCCGCAGGCTCGACCCAGCAACGCACGCGCGCCTGTATCTCACCGCCAGCAGCGGCCCGCTGGTCATCCAGGGAGCCACGTCGTCACGGCTCGCCGGCGACGACGGAAACCCGGCGGCATCCGGCGCGTGGGCAAGCATCGGCGGGACGCTCCCCTACCAGTGGAGGAGCGGCCGGGCACCCCTCCCGCACCGGGGGG